ATCTACTACATTTGTAGGTGTGTCTATAAAAGTATTTACTCCTGTTTTATATATACTGTTATCTGGTAATTCATCATAAGTAATTGTATTAAGACCTATAGAATTAAAAAACTTTTTAATGTTACTTTGAGTTGTTGAAGTTCCTGGAGCACCACCTGGATAAGTATAGCTGTCTAATTCTATTATTCTTCTACCTGGTTCTCCTAGTTTATTGCTAATAGTCATATCTAAATCAAAATTTTTATTATCTTCTAACATATCTGTTAGTAATTGCTTCATTGAGTTATATGCGTTATCGCTATTTGTTAATTGAACTTTATTTCCACCACCTGTGCTTCTTAGGACTGGATTAATAGGAACATATATTTCTTGTCCAGTTTCTTTTGCAACATCTATTAATGCTTGAAGTCTATTATTACCTTCTGCTATTTGTACATTACCTAATTCATCAACTATAACACCAAATACAACTCCACCTTCATAAGCAGTATCATATAAATAACCTTTATCTAATATTGTTTTTTTTATCTCATTTATTTTTTCTATATTACCTTCTGCTTTTCTATCAAACTGAATAAATTGTTCTATATCTTCAACATTTACATAAGCAATATTTACGCCTGTAGGCGTAGTATTACCACCCATAGTTCCTGATAATTTAAAATCATCTACTACATTTGTAGGTGTGTCTGTAGGAGTAATAGGTTTACCTTTATATTTTAATATTAAACCTTCTCCTGCTTCATCTAAATATCCTTGGCTATCAAGTAATACTTCTTTTCCTGTAAAATAATTATTTAATTTAGGAATAATCTTTTTAAACTCATCAGGAGAAACACTTGTATAATTTCCACCTAAAAATCCTTGTGGACTTTCTTGTATTCCTTTATCTTTTAAAATTTTATATTGAGTATCTAATATTATATCTAATACATCTTCAGATACTCCTTCCCATTGAAATGCTTGTGTTTTTTCTAAACCATAATTATCTAATATGTCATTGACTAAACTAAAATGAACAACAACTTTAGTGCCATCTGGTCGCAACTTAGAAAAACTATTTGCTTGATTTTCTGTTACTCCACCTGGCTTTAATGGTTTATTATATAAATTGTCGTAAACTTGTTGTAATGATTTAGATACATCATCTACTGCATTTGTAGGTGTGTTATCTTCAGCCATTGTTTACTGCATCCAAGTATTGTTGAAATGCCTGTTCTACAGTTTTTGCGTATTGACTAACCTGTTCTACTGGTGGTTTACCAATATCCCCTCTTTTAGTTTGTGCCTCTACAACAGCATCTTCAAATCTTCCTGCTCCTTCTGGAACTTGTGATTCAAAACTTGGTCGCATACCACCTGCATTAGCTTTAGTCATAGCATCTAATATCTGTGCAGCAAAAACTTCTTGTTGATTTCTTTGGCTATCTACCACAGGATTTGTTTGTGGACCTTCAATTATTTGTGGAGGAGTAAATGTTTCCATTGGTACTTCCATAGTCATTAGTTCTTCACCAATTTTTGTATTCATTTCATCAACATAATTTTCTATAGTTTGTCCATTAGAATCACTTGCAGTGTAGTCAATAGTTCCATTTTTAACTAATTTATCTGCATTACCTTCACCTGAAAACCAAGCAACAGATACAGCATCCCAAGAACCATATTTATTAAAATATTCTTGTACTTTATATTTTGCGACTGCATCTTGTGCAACTGGATCGTGCCAATCTGCACCACTATATCCTGCTTGTTCAGCCCAAGATTTCTGTGTCTTTGTACCAGTCCAATTAATATCTAATATTCCATATGCACCTATAGCTTGTACTCTAATTTTTTTTCCAGTAACAATATCTGTAATTACTTCTGCTTTATGTTGTGCTTGATAATTACCAGAACTTTCTTGCATTTTTAATGCTTCTAAATATATATCTATTAATGCTGGGTTACTATCATTTGTCATTTCGTTCTCCATAATACTACCTTGGAGCACCTGTAATGCTATTAAGAATGATACGATTAGTGGCTTGAATATCACGATTTGTACCTAACCTTTCCTGTTCTTTTTGTGTAACTCTGTCAAATACATCTTTCATTCTAGCACTAGGGTCTATGTCTGTTACACCTGGTTCTACTACAGGTTGTATGTGATTTCCATAATTCTCTAGTTCTCCAGCAGTTGCCATAATATCTGTTGGTTGTTGTGCAAAATCAACATCCTGTTGATAAGCAGCTTGTGCCTCTGTTAGATATGTATTAGCTAATAACTTTAATTCATAAGGTTTTGGTTTTCTACCTAACTCTGCTTCAAATAAATTTTTAACACTATTAGAAACTGCTTTATAATCTGGTGGTAAATACGCTTGTACTTTGGTTGGCTCTGGTATTGGGTTATCAAGATACACTTGCATAAGTGTTTGCCAACCTCTTTCAGCTTTACCTTCACCATTTTCATTAGCTTGGCTCATAAGGTCATACATAGCTTCTTTGTCATATTTACCCCAAACACCAGGTCTAAATGGTCTGTTTACCTTTGAACCTAACAAACCAGCATTAATTAAGTTAGCTTGTATCTCTCTAATCTCTTCAGGAGTAAATTCTTCAAATACATTCTGATCTCCATTGACATAAAAGTTTTCTCCATAAGCACCAATAGTTGTTACTTCTCCACCACGATTAATAACTGTAGCTGCATCAACACCAATATAATTACTTGTGTCACCTTGTAAAGCAAGAGTTAAAGCATTTTGTAAATTTTCTTGTTCATCAACTGGTTTATTTAGACTCCACTCAACTAAATAATCTGTCCAGCCAAGGTTCCTTGCTACTTGCATAGCATCAGCTGTGTCTTTAGAAGCCTGTAATAATGCTATTTGTTCTTCGGTAGGAGTTATAGGATTAGAACCAGCTAAAGGTTGTTTAACCAATGCTAATATTTCTGATATAAATTGTTCTTTTTCTGTCATATTCCTAATCCTAATTGTACTAGCAAATCATCTTCATATTCAGGTTCTATTTCTCTTGATAACAGAGTATCAAACATAGGTCCAAATTGTGGTGTTTCCTTTATTATTTTAGTCGCTTCATTTCTAAGTGCTGACCTTACACCTGCATAATCTTTACCAGTTTTCCATATAGTTTCTGACTTACCAGCAGCAACAAAACTATCTATAACAGTTTGTCGTATAGCTAAGTATTTTTTAGTAGCTGCAACTGTTTCAAAATCTTGTAGATCTGGGTCATTAACCATTTTAATTAACTGGTCTATCTGCATATCAATAGTTGGTTTATTAGGTGAACCAACAATACCAGGTTGTCCATAACCCCAGTATCTTTGTTCAAGCTCTTTTTTCTTTGCATCTCTTAATGCTTTTGCAGCTGCTGTATTGTTACCCATAATACCAATAGTTCTTTCATACTGCTCTAATGCAACTGATCCTAATAGTTTATTCTTAGCTGTAGCCCATTGTTCAGGTGTTCTGTATTCTCTCTTACCTTCCAATAGTGACCTCTTGTAAGCATCATATGAGAACTCTGCATAAACTGGAGGTGGTTCTAAGTACCAAGCAACTAGAGGATATTTGTCATAGATTTCCATATTGTCTTTCATCCAGTTAGCACCATCAACAGTAGAAGGATATTTTTCTATAGATACTGTTTTAGCAACTGTTAGAGGTAATGGATTTATACCAAATATTTCAACAAATTTATCTGTAGCTAAAGCATCATCATAGTTAACAGATTGTTTGATTGTTCTGTATTCATCAGCTAATGTTTCAAACATAAAGTAATCTGTATTTTTATCAGTTATTTCAAAGATAGGTGATGAAGCACCAGCAGGTCCAAGCACTTGTGATACTGCTCTAAACAAGAATAATACCTTTGCACCTTCTACTGCTTTTTGCATACCTTCTTTAGCTTTTTCTTCTGTACTATCATCAATCTGACCTGAATACAGTAATGCTTTGTATGTGTCTATAACTGTATTACCAAAAGCACCTTGTGCGTTTTCCCCTTGATTAAATATTAATTTAATAAATTTATCTGCCCAAGCTGGTTTCAATCCTAATGCCTTAGTCCACTCATCTTTGTTTTGATAATCAAATGGAGGAAACTCACCGAACAATACTTTGTTTACTAAACCCTCTTCTGGAAAGTTTCTAAACATAAATGCAGCAGGGATCTGGACTACAGGTCCAAAACCTGGTAGCAATCCAGCAGCAATGTTTATGCTCTCTGCATAGACAGGCATATTAACTCTGACATCTTGATTAGATGTTGCATCTTTAAACATCCAGTCTTGTATTAATCCTGTACCTGGATAGTTAAATACTACTTGTCCGTTAATAGGGTTTTTATAAAATATACCTTTACCTGTTGGTCCAAAAGTATCATTCTCTTGTGATGCACCATCCCAAATAGTTCCTGTTCTTGCAGCAACTTGTGGATTAGCTTTCATAATACCTATCCAAGTTGTGAGTACCTCTTGATAAGCATTACCGAATGGAAACAACCAACGACTTGTTTCCCAGAATCTTCTTTGTTCTGTTATGTCGTACAATAATTTTTTTGTAGAATCTACACCAAAACCCTTAGCCATTAATTCGATTAGTTCTGCATCATCTATTCCATTTTTACTTGCTTTTATACTTTCCATTCGTTTTAATGTTTTTTTGTTAAGACCAGCTTTTGTAGCACCAGCAATAATTTTAGCTTTTACCTCTGGTGTACTAATAGCTATTAAATCTTCTGATTTTTTCCAATAAGATGATTTAAACACAGGTATTCGTGACAAGGTATTTGTTGGAGTAGTCATAAAAAACTTAAACAAGTTTTCTGTAACTTGATCGTAAAACCCTTTTGGAACTGTTTGTGGTTGTAATTTCCAATCAACTTGATCTGGTAATACACCATCTCCACCAAACTTTTCTATATACTCATCAAATGCTTTACTTTCGTAAGCATCAACATCTTGTTGTAATTTTTTTGCATCTTTTTCTTCTAAAAGATTTTTTGCTAATAAATCTAAATCAGTTTGTTTAGCTCCAATATTTCTTGCTGTATCTAAACTAATTGTTTGTCCTTTTGCATTTTTAAATGATCCAGTAACAACTAAGTTGTATAAATCAGGGTTTACTGTATTTCCATCAGCAGAAAGAAAACCTTTTAAGTTGTTTCTCATACCATCAATAAACCACTCAATAGCTTCATCATATTCCTTTTTGGTTAATCCTTGTTTTCCATCAAGCATTTTAAGAATATTACTTTTACCTGCTGTAAGGTTAAGCATTGCTTCTCTATATTCATTACCTTGTGTTTTTAGTAATCTAGCAAACTCTGCAAAACCAGCTGATGGGTTGTCAGATAATTCTATTGAAGCAACTTTTTTAGTTATAGTATCACTTCTTAATAGATTAATTACTCTCCATTGTCCTTCTTTCCAACCTGTAGGATTGTTTAATTTGACTGCTGGTATGTATTGAAATCTTGAATCAACTATTCTTTGACCTTTTAAAACTTCTTTAGAAATTCTACCTGTTGCAGATTCTGAAATACCAAGTTTAAAAGCTGTTGTATCTAACCAACCTTCTTTTGCATAGCTGCCTCTTACACCCATACTGTCATCAAAAATTCTAGCAAGTAGTCCAATAGGGTGATCCAACACTCCTAATGCACCATTTGCTACAGCTCTTAATTGTTCTTCAAATATAACTCTCATTGTCCAAGCTGGTCTTAGTAGAACTAATGGTTTAAATATTGTTCCTACATAAACATCTAATGCTCTACCAACAGCAGATTCTCCTGCAACACCCATAGCATTTCTGAAATTACCATTAAAACTTGTATCTAATTTGTTTGCTAATTTTATAACTTTACTTGGATTAGCTAAACGCAAATCTTGTGTCAAAGCAGATTCCAAAACATTTTTTGTACCTGCTGATTGTGCAATTTGGTCTATTGCTTCATCTGAAAGATTTTGCCCTTGTTTAGATTTTTTTAGAAATCCTACTATTTGATCTGGTATTGCACCAAATTTATTTAGTACAGGTAAATTAGTTGTGTTTTCAACTTGATCATCTAATATTCTTTGCAACACAGTAAAGACTTCTTTTACTAACCCTTGATTTTTTTCTAGTTTTCCTGCTGCTTCTAATTCTTTTGTATATATATCTTGCAATTGTGAAAAATCATCTTTTACTCTTGTGACAATAGTTGTTGCTCTACGACCAGGATTTTTAGTTTCTAACTCTGACAACTCTACTATCATATCTTTTACTCTTTGACTACGATTAGTTGTTGTACCAGATGGGTCAAGAAGTTTAAGAAACTTTGTGTATTCAACAATTAAATTATCTGGATTGTTAGCACTAAGTTTTGTTTGAAATTGTGCTCCAAAATAATCATCTGCTGCTCTTCTAAAGATTCCAACTTTTTGTACTTTAGGAACCATACCTTCTGTACCTACTGCTAATACTTTTTCAGACAATAAATTTTTAACTACTGCTATTGCTTCTTCTGATGCTTCACCTATTGCATTAATCATTTTATTGTCTGGATCTAGTTCAAATAAATTTTTTGTAAAAGTTGCAAACTCATCACTTAATGCTTCATCTTTTATAACAAATTGATTTACTAATTTAAAATTAGATTTAAGTAATATTTCATCTGGATTGTTTCTATTTTCGTATAAAAACTTTGCTAACTTTGTTCCAAGTTCTCCATCTATAGCTTCTTTAGCTGATGTTCTACTAAAAGATTTTCTAACAAAACCATCTAATAAACCTGTAGCAGCTTTGCCTTCATCAGTAAGTTTTAACATTTGACTCGCACCTTTACCAGCTTTGTATGCTTTACCTGCCCAAAAAGTAGGGTCAAGTAAATTAAGACCTAAGTCAATAAGACCTGTGTAAAAATCGTAAGCTCTATCTTCAGGACCTGCAATAAATTCTAGTGGTTTAAACAACACACGACCTGGTGTCATATGTGGACTTTTACCTCTAGCTATTAATGCTGCTGCTCTCTCACCATCAAACTGTGCAACTTTTTCTTGTTCAAATACCTGATCAAAGATATTAACGCCTAAAGAAGAAGCAGCTAGTTGTCTAGCTCGTATAGGGTCTGCACCTTTATCAATTAAATCTTTGTATGTCTGTGTTTTCTCTGGATCAGTAGATTGAAACAAGGCAGTACCTAAATCAACCTTTTGTCCTTTTTCTTTAGCCTCTCTCCAGTATGCAAATGGTTCTATCTGTGCTTTTTTATATGCTTCAGAAAATGTTGCACCTTGTTGTACTAAGCCAATAGTTCTTATAGGTTCTGCTATAACATTTTCATAAAGAGAACGAACACCTAGTAGTCCACCTTTCACTACTAATTCTGAAAAACCACCTGTATCAGGGTTAACATTAAATTGTTCAAAGACTGCATTTTTGATTGCACCATAAGTTTTTTCTTTAGCTTTACTAAAAAAATCTGTAAGACCTTCTACAAAAGAATCATCTGATTGTGTTTTAGTAGCCTGTACCATAACTGATGCAGGTATGTTTGCACTTTGTTGGTTTATAGAACTAAGTCTGTTTGCCTCATCTGGAGTTACCATTATAAGAACTCTAGTAAACTGTCATCACCTGTTTCTAGCCAACTGTCATAAACAAAGTTTCTAATCTCTTCGGCTTGTAATACTTGATTTGTTGCTGGAGGATTAATACCAGGACCGAAATCTAATCCTGATGTAACAGGCTCACTTGGTCTTTGTGTTTCTGCGAACACATCCATTTGTGGCATTGCTTGTCTAGGAGCTTGTGGCTGTGGTAAATCACTTGTTTTAGGCAATCCACCTGTAGCAGCAACTTGTTCTTTTATTTCTTTACCTTCACCAAAAGTAGTACCAGCAGTTAAACCTGCAACCATACCACCTGGATTTCTTCCTATTGATCTGGAAGAGCCATTATATTTATTTTTACTTAAACCTTTGTTACTCGGTGATCTCGCCATCTTCATCCTCTTCTTCTTCAAAAAACTGAAACGCTGAACTTATAACCATATAACCAAATGGAAATACTAAAGGAGGTAGCTGATCAATGTACATATTACCTTTTGGCTTGAATATATCTTCTTCTAAAATTATGTCATCACCTAACTCATCAACATCAACTAAGCAAAAATCTACTATATCTTCAAACTTTTTATTTATAGACATTATCCTCCTATTCCACCAAGTAGTTGTGCTATGCCTGGTGGAGCACCTTGTGGTGGCAAGGCACCTCCTCCAAGCAATTCTTGTTCAGCCGTAGGTATCTCTGGCTCTTCTGCCGTAAAGAACTTATCTAAGATATTTTGCATATCATCTGGATTCTTTCTTATCTGCACAACAGCCATAGTTGCCTTTGGATCGCCCTGTTGGGCTTGTGCTAACAATGTATCAAACAATACACTGTCTGCTTTTTCTTTTGTAATTCTATCGTTAACTCTGACAAGGTTATCTAAACCATCTAGGTTCTCTTGTAGTGTTTGTCTATCAATAATACCAGCTTGTAGTAACTGTAATCCTGTTACTATCTTCTGTGGTTCATCATAACCAGCCATAGCTCCATACACTCTTCGTGTCTTATAAGAACTAATGTCTTTTGCTGGATCGTATGTTTCTGAATAGAAAGTATTGTCCATATAACCAGATAGTGATTTAGAGTTACCACCATACATTTTAGCATCCCACTCTAATCTCTTAGAGTCAATCATCTCTATAGCATCAGACATAACTGTGTGATACTCTCTAATCATAAGTGACATAGATGCACCGAGTTCTTCAAGTCCTCTACCAGTAGCAAATGCTAGTGGTGATTGTGAATCATCAGTAGTAGGATATGAACCACCAACACGAAGTTGTCGTTCTATTCTATCTATCTGTTGGAAAATCTGATAAGGAACATTAGATGCTGGTTTACTTACTTGTGTACCTGGAGCTAAATAGTTAACAGCGAATCTACCTTTACGATATTGTCCTGATTCTATCTCTCCTGATATGTTTGTTTCTGTAAACACTGCATCTTCCATTGCTATTATTGACATCACATTAATCTTTGCCATAGAAGCCATAAGTCCTATGATTTGGTCATACTGTCCTTGCAATCTGTCAAAGGCAAATTTCTTACCAATAACAAATGCTGGTCCACTATCAAGTGGGTTAGGTATGAAGTCAAGAATAGTTGCAGAGGTCATATGGAAAATATAAGTTCCTTCTAGGTTGTAATACTCTGCTATTAAGTCGCCTTCACCATTTGAGTTTGCCCAAGAACCATTATAAGAATCTGTGTATGCAGAGGCATACGCACTACCTACACCTAAGAAATCTGTGTTATAAGCATCTTTGTTCATTATTTGGTCTGCATATTTAGGATAAGTTCTTGCTAACGCATCTTTAGGAACTCTTCTAACAATAGCCATATCTTTAGGTTGCTGATCTGCACCAAAGTAACCTGGGAAACAGTTGTATGGATCACGAAGTTCTGCACAAGGGTAAGGTGTACCATTGGCATCTTTCTTTTCTCTAATTACCCATACAGAGAAACCATAACCTGGTAGCCATCTACCAACTTGTGGCATTTGTAAATCTAGTTTCTGTACCTCATCATACGCATTAACAATCCTTCCAATTTTTTCAGCTTTCTGTCTTGCTCTATCGGAATCTTTACCATTAGGTACATCTACTTTTAAGTTAGGAATACGACCAATCTTTTGAGCCAAGTGTTCTAGTCCTGACATCATAAGGTTTGGTACAGGTACTTGCCAGTCTTGAAATCCTTTAAGGTTATCACCAAGTAGAGCCTGAATACCATCAGGTCCACCATTCATAATTGCACGAATACGACCTCTAGTAGAGTATGCACTTTGATTATCAAAATGTAACTGTGTTATTGCGTATTGTATTTGTTCAGGTGTCATTTTATCCCCAAGGACTTTCGTTCATATCTGTTATATCCCATTCTCCAAAACTTGGTTCATAATCTAATCCTACTTCAGCTAATCTTTCTTTTTGCATTCTTCTTATAACTTTCATTGGAAACCAAGAAGCCATAACAACATCTGACTTATTATTTCTACCAGATTGCTTACTAGCACCAGTTGAAAAATAAATTAGTTGCCTACGATATATATTACTCTTTGTTTCACTTTCTGCACTACCATAAGGCAAACTTATTAGTTCCTCTTTAAATAATTCTCTCATACTTCCTACACCAAAGATAGGATCAAATTTGTTTTTCTGTGTCTGATGTCCTTCAAGGTATATACCTGTTCTTGAACAGTAATCTTTTAAATCTTTATCTTGTCGTATAGCTCGTTGAAAACCATTCTCTTCAATAACCCAATGGGATAAACTATACATTTCGTGCCATTTCTTTATGGTTTGTTTAGCCTGTATAACACCACCACCTTCTTGATTTTCTATATCTATCATATACATTTTTCCTGTGTCAGAGTTTACTGCCCACAAGAAACAGGCTTGATAACCTGTAGAAGCTGGGTCAAGTCCTGCTATCAAATGCGTTCCAGCTGGTACCTGCCCAATAACTCTGTTTACATCTCTGCATACATCAATCTCTTCTACATCAAACATTGTAATACCATCAACAAATGCTTTGTTAAGATACACCATTTCAAAGATAGCTTTACCACCTGTGGTTTCAGCAGCGTGTAATCTTGACAATAACCATTTGTAACTACGCTTTCCTGCCCATAACATACAATCTTGATGTAACTCTATATCGTTCTCTGGAAGTACGCACTCTGTACTATGTGCCTCTTCTACGATTGTGGTCATCTCTGGGTTTTCTAAAAGAAAGTTATATAAATCTTCTGGGTGCTGTCGTGAACCAATGACTACAATAGCAGTATGTTCTTCTTTACGACTAGAGAGTGTTGTTGTCCACCATTGTCTAGTTTGTTCCCTAGCACTTGGCTGTACTGTAGTTCCGTGATCCTCAATGTCATCAGCAATAATCAAGTCACAGTCACGAGAAAGTATCTTTCCACCTTTACCAACTGCAACCATTGTTGGTGATTTAATTCCAGTTACTGTTCTTGTAGCTGTTGTAAACTGTCCTGATGTCCAAGATTTACCAGATCTATTCTTAGGTTTAAATGTTTGTCCTGGTCCACAGAAATCCTCAATAAGTTTTTCGTTATGTTCTAAGTGGTCAACTACTGCACCTACTGCGTTCTTCGCTATCTCTTCGTTACCACCAACCCACATAATCCTTACATTAGGATTTCTACATATCTGCCATATAGCAAAGTGTGTAAGTAGGTCAGTCTTGCCGTGTCGTGGTGGACTAAGAATCATTTGTTCTCCACCTTCATCAATAGCATCTAAAATAGATTGAATCCATCTTTGGTGGAAGTCAGCAGTTTCGTATTGTTCTCCAGTTTCTGTTTGGAAATACCTATCTCTAAAATCTTCAAACTTCTGTAATGACTCAATAGCCTCTTTAGGTGTTTCCCAATCTTCTCTTTGTGTTGCTGTTGTTTTATCTATGCGATAGGCATTGTGCATTTTATTAACAATATCTTTAGCTACACCAATAATTCGTGCTACATCAGACTGTGTTATTGTTTTGCTTTCTACAAGCTTTGCATATTTTGAAACATATTCTTTATAGTGTTCGCCACGATTTAATGTGGTTTCGTTTATGTCTAACTTATCTATAGCTTCCATACGCTCACGCTCTTTAGCTCGTTTGTATTTAGCTCTATTAGAACATTGAGTTGAGCAATAACGACTATTACCATTTTTTATAGTAAATTTTTTTTCACAGCCTGTATTGCTACATTGTTTGCGTTCAGCCATTGTTTATTTTTTATTTTTAGGAAGTTTTTTTATCTTTCCATTTTCTGTTCTAGCAAACCTATGTGTCTTTGTTTCTCTACTAGGGATCAAGGTGCCACTATATCTTTTGCCACCATACATCCAACTTACTTTAGCCATTCTCTCTCCTTACCAAGCTCTACACGACCAATATCGTGCAGTCGTTTTATCTTTAGCTGTGCTGCATTTGTGTCTAGCACGAAACGAAGCACGAGCTTTAGGATTGTTTTTCCTAATCTTCATATTAGGGTCGCCAAACATTATTTTCTTGACTTTCCCATTTTTCATTACAAAGACTTTAGACTTCTTACGACCATAGCCAGGCTCACCTTTACTAATAGGACTAGGTGAATTTAACTTCACTTTCATTCCTCTCCATTCAGCCATTACTCGCCAACAGCTTTCATAGCTCTTTTGTGAGCTTGTGTAAAAGTTGCACCTCTACGCATAGAGTTGTGCATATACGCTATGTGTTTTTTACTATGATGTTTAGAATGTTTTTTCATTGTA